ACTTTTAGAGACAATGTTTTTTGATTTTTTTTCTTCCTAGTGTGGGAGCAAAAAGGGCAATTTGCCTTGTGCTGACCACTACCAAGTCTCAAGGCTACATCCTTGATCGAGTGTTTAATTTCCATAATTTTCTCCTTACTACACAATTACTAATTATTCTAAAAATAATTATTCGTCAATAAGAAATAAAATTTACATTTATAATTTTAATATATATTTATAATATTAATATATATTTATATATATAATATATATTTATATATGGAAAATTACATATTCAAAGATCTAGCTTGAATAACTTTCTTTAATCTCTCCCCTAAATATCTAGCTATCAAAGGTTTGCTAGTTAATATTTCTTTAATTTTATTAGACAAATTTTCTGAGTTTAATGTTGCTAAATCACAAACAGCTACAAAATCTTCAGTTAAAATCCACTCCCCAACTGATATTTTTTCTTTAGCAGTACCAAGATAAGCATCAGAAATCGCTTGGCAAATCACATGTTTCCAAAGTCGAGACTCTGATGTGAGTTCGTGGTGTGTCTCTGTCCAAACCCCAATAAACAATTTTTCTTTTGACTTGTCTGTCATTAACATAAATTTTTCCTTGCATACAATCCAAGATCACACTTTCGTCTAGATCCGGTCTTCTAGATGCATAATATATAATTAACTCTACTTTTACGTCATTTTCAATAAGATTTTCTAAAGTAGGGCATTGCTCTGCAAAATTTTTCTCATAATCTCTAGCTTTTTGAGATTTTATAACTCCCATTCTTTTACCAAAATTGACTATTTTTCTAGAGTTTGCCTTAGATGCCGGTTCTCCATAAATGATAAATTTAAAATTTTCTTTTATTTCTGTTGACATTATTTTACCTATATATATATATTTATACTTGCATAACAGGAGATTGACATGAAGATTACCAATAAGTTTGGTATGCCACAACCATTTGTGGACTTTGCCATAAACGACAAATACAGTAAAGGTAAAGCTGATATATCAGTAACATCACTAATCGATAGTCCTAGAGTTAGGATTATGAAAGACGTTTATGATGAAGACGTTGAAATTGATGCTGTTGATATGGTTTGGGCATTATTTGGTACTGCTGTACACTCAGTTTTAGAACAATCAAATCCATCTAAAGATATAATAACTGAAGAAAGATTATACTCCAAATTGAATGGTTGGATATTATCCGGTGCTTTAGATAGACAAGAAATAATTAACGATGTTACGACAATAATTGATTACAAAGTTACATCTGTTTGGTCAGTTATCTATGGCAAAATAGAATGGGAAAGACAGCTTAATTGTTATGCTTGGCTTTGTAGGAATAAACATAAATTAACTCAGCATAAAGTTGGCTCTTTAAAAATATGTGCGATATTAAGAGATTGGAACAGAAGAGATGCTGACAAAAAAGAAAACTATCCAAAAGCACCTATAGTATTTGTTGATATACCTATGTGGGATGAAGAGGCTACACACAAATACATTTCAGAAAGATTGTCATTACATCAAGAGGCTCAAGTAGGTTATGATTTAAATAGTGAACTTCCATTATGTTCTGATGAAGAGATGTGGAAGAAAAATGATACATGGGCAGTTAAGAAAAAAAGTCAGAAGAGAGCCTTGAGAGTTTTAGATAGTGAGGAAGAGGCTATCAAATACATTGATTGGCACAACGAAACTGACAAAGCCTACACTAAAAAAACAGATTTAGAGATAGAATTTCGTGGTGGCGAGTACACACGATGTGGCAACTATTGTTCAGTTGCTGATTTTTGTAACCAATATAAAGAGAGGATAAAATGAAACAAATTGATGATGATACCATTGTATTGGAATGGTGTACGGAAGACGTACTACAACAATGTGATTGGTTAACAAAAGAACAAGCACAAGATGTGTTAAGAATGTGTTTAGATAAGCACGATTGTAACATTGGATTAAATTGGGATGTCATACATTGGATTTCTTGTGAAATGTATCCCAAACACTCAACAAAACAAGTTTAAAAACAAAAGAGAGGATAAAATGAAAGAACAAAAAACAAAGCCTAAAAAGGTAGTTAGAAAAGTTAAGAAAAGTGGTGTTGTAAAACTCAAACCATCTTTTAAAGAGCCTACAAAGAAAGAGGCATATGAAAAACATATAAGAGAGGCAACTGCAAAATCACAAAACAAAACCAATAGTAGTGTTTTTCGTGATATAATTGATGCCATTATTGACACAATCAAATCCAAATTGAGAATAAAATGAGTGACAGAATTGATCTTTGTTACTTGCCTACAAATGGTTTGTGCAAAATTAATGAGATCTTAGACGATAGTTATTTCCCTAAAGAAAAGGAAAACATAATTAGTCAAGAACTTATTACATACGAAAGAACTGACGTTGGTATAAAAAAGACCACATTCCAAAGAAACTTTACAAGTAAAAGTCATTACGACAGCACAAGAAGTGAAATTCTATGTTGGGAAAAGTAAATGGAAAATGCACTTGAAAAGAAAAGAGGAACTTATTTAGGTTTTTTCAAAGAGGGAATAGTGGATGCTTTCTTCAATAAGAATTTATACGAGGAAAAGAAAAGTTCTTACTATTACAAATTGGGATATCAATTTGGTTTATTTTTAGAAGTGAAATTAAAAGAGAAAGAGGAAGAAAATGAAAGATGAAGTACCGGATAAGGTTAAGGAAACCTTAAAAGAAATTGGAATGACAGCACAACAAGCCGGTTGGAACTGTCATGGAACTTATGTCCTTTTACATAAAGCATTAGAAAAGGTAGCTGTTCACAAAAAAATTATCTTTAACGAACCAACTGTTTTAGAAAGTAATTCTGAAAAGAAGATTGTCAGCTTACTTGTTACCGGCAGTATGGGGGATAGTTCAGAATGGTCTATAGGAGAGGCATCTCCATCAAATAATAAAAACAGTTATCCATATGCTATGGCTGAAAAAAGAGCCAAAGATCGTGTGATATTAAAGCTAGTTGGTCTTCATGGAGATGTTTATGCAGAAGATGAGGCTGATGCTTTTAAAGAAGAAAGACCGGCTGAAATTAAAGGTGGCACTATAGATAATGGATCTGAGGAAATAAAAGAAGATCCACCAAAAGAGACTATGGAAATAAAAGAGGTTAAATCCGGCAAAGTAGAAAATGTTAATTTAAAAGAAGATGTTGCTAACATAAAGCAAGTGTTCTTAACATTTATGCCGGAAGACAGTATTGAGGAACTGCGTAGTTTTAAAAATTCTAATGCAGAGGCTCTGAAGACGTTGAAAGAACTAGATGCTATGGCATTTGGGGAAGTATCAACAGCCTTTATTGCAAGGGCAGACAAAATCAAATCCAAACAACAAGGAGAATAAAATGGAAACTGATTACCCACCAAGTGGCACTCTATTTGAGGCTAAAGTTAGAAAGACAGATAGGTCTCCGGACTATACCGGTCAATTAGAATTGCCACCGGAAGTAGTAGAAGACTTGGTAAAGCAAATTAAAAATGGAAACCAAAAACCTAAATTAAGTTTAATAGGTTGGAAAAAGATTAGTGGTAAAAGTGGAAAGCCATTTTTAAGTTTAAGAGGAAATGTTTTTGAGGTTTACAATCCTAATGATCAAAATAAATCTTCTCAAGACAAACCAAGCACATCAAACGATCATGATGCATTAGCTGACATATCATTTTAAAGGAGATTTAAATGGAAGAAGTAAAAGCAAACACAGATGCACTAGGTGTTCCTAGTGTAAATTTCGAGGCTGTAAAAACATCTATGATGCAAGATAAAAATGGCACAAATATTAGGCTCACAATACATCCTAATGATGTACCACCACAGTTGCATAAAGATTGGGTTGGCTCTAGATACATGGTTGTTATGGTTAAATTAAATGAAGATGGCACTCCGGAAAAAGGGGATAGTGATGTCACGAATGAAGTTTAATGATGATGCTGTAGAAAATAATGAGTATGTAACTATTGAGGGGTTGTCTAAGATGCTCAATGTATCAAGACAATCTATAGTTAAAGTAATAAACGATACGGAACGTAATTTCCCAAAACCTTTTCCTTTAATGAAATCTGAAAAACGAGAAAAAAATATTTGGAGTAAAAAGGAAATTAAAGAATGGCTTGAGGAACAACGAAACCAAAAAGTTACGTAAAGTTATGACTAGGGCAAAGTACGAGACGCTAGAAAACCTCACAGAAGAAAAAAATATATTAGGATACATCTCACAAAAGTGGGATGTATCTTGTTCTAAGATGCCAATATCATACAAATTAGATTATGCCATGTACAGAGACGATGAATTAGTAGGCTTTGCTGAAGTTAAGTCTCGCACTCATGCCTTCAGNACATTTGATACATACATAATTTCTTTATCAAAAGTAATGTCAGCTAGAAGATTAGCATCTGTCACTAGCACTAAATCATTGTTAATTGTAAATTGGAGCAACTTAATAGGTTGGATTGATTTTTTTTCTGACTTCTCTGTTCGACAGGGGGGTAGGTCAGACAGAAACGATTGGCAAGATCAAGAGCCAATGTGTCATTTTGATATCAATGATTTTAAATTAATTTCGGACTCTGTTTCATCGGCAGCCAAAACAAAGGAGAGAGAAGAATGAAATTAGCAGATGGATATGACGATGCATTTATAGGTAGTAGCATAAGTGCATTTAGTAGAAAACAAGTAGCGATATATGATTACGATAAGTGTTTAATGATACTAATGGTTGATTATGGAATGGATGAAGAAACTGCATTAGATTGGTTTCATTTCAATGTAATAGGATCATGGGTAGGGGAAGACACTCCCATATTTATAAATCAGCATAAAGTTAAAGATATAGATGACTTCAAGGAGGATGACGATGAAGAAGAATGACAATGTAAACAGACCTAATCATTATAGAAAAGGTAAGGTTGAATGTATCGATGCGATAAAATCTGCATGCGAAAATGGATACGAGTACTATTTACAAGGAAATATTATTAAGTATGTTTGGAGGCACAGGCACAAGAATGGCTTAGAAGATCTTCAAAAAGCTGAATGGTATCTTAAAGAACTAATAAAAACAAAAAAGAATAAGTGAAGCTGTGTTTCCCGTACCGGGATCTAGTTGAACGATACTAAAAGTTTACGTAAACTTTTACTACTATCATGCATCGTGTACAGATCTATCTTTCTTTAAGACCTACTTCCCTCATAAGCAC